TCTTCATATCCACCAAGCAGGTCAGATAGACACACTTCTGAACATTAGACTTAGAGAAAGCAGGGAAGAAGAACAGGCGTGGATTCAGAAAACTAAGGAAAAGTATAAGGAATTAGAAGAATGATCTTGCCGAAACAGAGAGCTACGTCTATAATATCATAGACATACCTTTTGTTGCGAGATAAACATGCCGACTTATGACTATGAATGTTCCGAATGTGGACATCTAGAAGAAATGTATCAGAAATTCTCTGAAGAAGAGATCAATACATGTCCAGAGTGTTCCGCCAAAACATATGGTAGGGTCACTTTGCAACCTCCTCTTGGTTTTGTTAAGGGTGAGGCCATAACTGTTCGGCAGCTTGCTGACAGAAATACCAAAAAAATGGGACACTATGAGCTCGAAGATCGCCGTAAGGCTGATAACATGGATACGCACAGAAAGAACAAAGAAGCTAATGCGTCTAGAAACAAAATAAATAAAATGACAGCCAAACAAAAGCGTAACTATATAGAGAATGGTGACTAATGAGTGAAACTAACCGAGCAGATATTCCGCATACGGCAGTTATTAATTTTACTATTGCTGTTCATAAAGTACTAAAAGACGGTAGCCTAGACCCTATTCCCGTCTCTATAGATGAACTAAATAAATATGGAATCGCGCCTAACGCCTCTATTAAAGTTGACGGGATTGATAGAGCTTCATGTATAGATAACATTAAAAAGAAACTGGAGAAATTCAATGGCTAGATGGGAAAATGAGAACCTAGAAGGTCTAAACCTACCAGACCCAGAGAAGAAAGTTTACATGTTCTTTGGTGCTGGTGGAAAAGAATCAAAAGAAGGCGATGCCTTTATGAAGACTGTCGATAATAGCGGCTTCATGACTTACTATATTAAGTATGGTCGAGGAGACCTTTTAGATCCACTTGGTACAGATAGAGGTAAGCACAGCAGGCCATACTTTGACTTTAAAAAAGTAACTAAGGATGTATATAACTATTATATGCAGTACATTACAAATTCTGAAAGAATCTTTTTGACAAGAGCAAGAAGAGCATTAATGGAGATTAATTAAATGACTAAAAAAGGCAGACTTTCGAAAAAAGAACAGGCTTATATTGCTGAACATAGTGATGATGGCGTTGCAGATATCGCAGAGGTTCTAGATAGATCCGAAGGCGTTGTTAGCAAAGAGCTATCTAAACAGGAAGAGGCTCCCGAACTGCCAAAAGCAGGCGACTTAATGGCTAGAAATGAGAAGTACGGGTCTGTCACCATGACAGAGCAGGCTTCTATGCTTGGAGATGAGTCTAAAGACGCGCAGCTCGAAGAGGATAAACCAAAAGAGGTAAACGTTTCCCGACGACACAGAGGGGCGATCCATAGAATTAAGGATAAATAATATGATTTGCACGGTTAGAGATGAACATATACGTAAACTTATAATGGAAGACATTTCCATGACTTGGAAGTGTACACTAGACGATGGAACTATTGTATGGGGTGACTACGAGCGTCCCGGAGTTCCTAAAAGCCCGTGGGTTAGACTTCAAGAGTTCTGTAAAGAGAGCGGGCGATGTATAGCCAAAGCTCAGGTGATTGTTATGGGTGCTCCTGAAGAGATCGTATTTGAAAATGAGAATGGCTTAGATGGATTCTTTATTGCTAGAGGATTTTCTAAGGACATAGATATGGTTACTGGAGATGGCCCATCATACCAACATATGACATTCGGGCTATTAGAAGATGACCTAAAACAAGTTAACATTAAGAAATATAGCTGGCCTGAATGTGAATTTGAAGACTTTTCACAACAAAGAAGAGCTACCGAAGAAAACCTTTCTTTTATGATATGGCGAGATGGCGAGACAAAGAAGCGAAGTGAGCAGATTCAAGTCACCCTCGACAGGTGAGTATTGTACTGTCGCTCAATATATAGCAGAGATACTTATCCAGAGAAAAGCAGAGGCTGATAATAAAGGCTCTTTGACTTATAAGTTCTGGAATAAAACTCAAAGAAAGAACTACACTAGGCAAGTACAGGCTGTAAGCACCTTGATAGGAAAGTTTGGAGAGCCAGCAGTGTTTGATTATATAATCAATACAAACAGGAGGGTGTACTCAGCATCTCCTAAGTGGGTAAAAGAAGCTGTAGAGCAGCATAGGTTAGTTCTAGACCGACGACCCAAACAAGAAAACAAAGTAACAGAAGTATCTAGAGACAATATAGAGTCTCAGCCAAGAAAAACATTTGGCAAGAAAACACTTTTTTCAAAATTGAGGAGCACTGATGGCAAGAGCCAAAAATAACGATCCAGCCTTTATTAAAGAGATAGTCAAGAAGTACGGGAATGTTATCTCTACTGGAGCACAAGTTCTTGAAAGAAGAAAAGACTATAAGATAATTACAGTCAGTCCATCTGTCGATCTTTCTCTAGGTGGAGGAATTAAAGAGGGCTCTTGGGTTATCCTTACGGGAGATCCTAAATGTGGAAAGACGACAACAGCATTACAGATAGCAGCAAACTGCCAAAAGGAAGGCCGCCCAATTATATATCTAGATGCAGAGGGGCGATTAAAAGAAATGAACCTTCTTGGTGTCGATGGCCTTAATAGAGATAAGATGAAAATCATCCACTCGGAAGATGAGCCATTAAGTGCAGAGGCTTTTTTAGACATTGCCGTTAAGCTAGTAAGCGCAAAAGAAAACGAGGGCTGTGTCTGTATTATAGATTCGACATCTGCTCTGATACCGGAAAAAGAACTAGATGGAGATATGTCTCCCGGAAGAGCAGGACTACCTAGAATACTATCTATATTCTGCAAAAAGATGGGACAGATTGTCCCGAACCAACGAGCGACCATGATTATCATAACTCACTTCATTGCAAATACATCTGGGTACGGCGCGTCTCGTATGCCTGACTGTGGTAAAAAAATCCAATACCAAGCAGACACTAGAATGGAAGTGAAGTCAATGACTCCGTGGATTCAAAGTGATAAGCAGATTGGCCAAGCGGTCAACTGGAAGGTTATCTGTTCATCTATAGGATCTCCGGGAACTGAGTGCCAAAGCTGGATTAAATATGGTCACGGAATAGATAAAGTTCAAGAGCTTGTTATGCTTGGTTTAGATATTGGACTTATTGGCAAAGCTGGAGCTTGGTTAACATGTGAATTCATGGCAGAACATGCTGGTATAGTTAAAGAAATAAAACCTGAAATAGATATCAAGAATATTGAAGAAGTTCTAAAGGCTGTTAAGTTTCAGGGGCAGGAAAGATTATACAATTTTCTACTTGCAAATGAGAAAGTGTTTGGTATACTGGAAGAAGAGATCAAGGCAATGCTATGATTATTATAGGTTTAGATGGGAAAGAGCATAAATGGAACCCATCTAGGAAGCAATCCTCTGTCGGAGATGAGAATAGATCAAAGTTACACATTAAAGCGAGAGCAATCCTAAAAGATTTGTTTCCGTTTGATAGAGTTCTAGAAGAGTTAACACTTCCCGGAACTAAGACAAGCTCCAGAAGGACATTATTACATGCTGATTTTTATATACCAAACAGAAGTTTAATTATTGAGGTTCATGGAGAACAGCACTTTAAGTTTAACTCTTTTTTTTATAAAGACAAAATGGCGTTTTTTAAAGCAAAAGCTAGAGACACCGACAAAGCATCTTGGTGTGAGTTAAATAGTATGAACTTGATTGAACTAAACTATAACGAAAAAGAGCCTGAGTGGAGAGTGAAGTTTGACTAACGAACAAAAAGCAGTTGAGTTTCTACAGAAGTTAGATGACTGGGTAGAGGATAGAAATGCAGATCTTGTTAAGAAGAACAAGGATGTAGAAGGTATATTAAACCTAAGTTCCGATGATATCAATAATATGGATACTACTTTGGCTTTATCTAACAGTTTTATACTTTTTGCGCATGCAGAATACCTTCAGTCTATATATAATAAAGAGAAGTCAGTGTTAGACTTTTGTAACAATAGCATTTGGTATATCGTTGCAGACAAAATGGAGAACTATGGCGGACAGTATTCAAAGTGGGAAGTCCGGTATTTTTCCGCAATAAAAGAAAACCCTCTAGCCTCAGAGCTGAATAAGTTAAAAACATCAGCAGAATCTAGAGTAACAAGGATTTCAGGAAAGATTGATATAGTCAAAAAGATGGCTACAGTCCTGCAAGATTTAGGAAAAAGGAGAAATTATTAATGTCTATTCTCGATACAGCAAAAGAGCTACTTAGAAAAGGTATATCTCTTAATGATTCCGAACTAATAGAAATGGCTAACTCTCTCATAGAGGCGGGCGCAGCGGCTGAAACAGCTGTTCAATCTAACGTCACACAGGTTGTTGAGCAACCTGCCCCGCCTGAGAGGGTTGCTGTTGATGACTTTTCAATGACAGGTAGAAAAGAAACAAAGGGATCCACAGAACCAGTCAATATTATTAGTCGTGGAGAAAATCTTTTCACTGACGACAAGTTAGAACATATGGATATTGAGACCCCTTCTTTCACTCCTTCTCCAAGGAGAGAGACACCCCCAAAAACTA